GGAGAGAAGGCCAAGAAAGACCCGAACTCCCGCATCAACAAAAGCCTTCGGGCTTGGAACTGCTGATATGAGCGACGCTATTCAAACCGCCAGAGAGTTAGCCACGCATGCGTCTGACATCAAGCACTTGCAAGATGACATGGACAAGATGCTGGACAACATGAAAACTATTCAGGCAACACTAGCGGCTATTGACAAAACATTGTCTGAAGCCAAAGGTGGCTGGAAAGTTTTAATGCTAGTTGGCGGAGCTAGTAGCGTTGTAGGCGCAGGTTTGGTTCAGCTTGTTAATTGGTACGCAGGCGGTAAATGATGCCAAGTACAAGCAAGAAGCAACACAATTTCATGGCGGCTGTGGCCAATAGTCCAAAGTTTGCTAAGAAAGTAGGAGTCCCACAGTCTGTGGGAAAAGACTTTAATGAGGCCGACAAAGGCCGTAAATTTTCTAAAGGTGGGAATATCATGGCTACACGTAAAAACAACGGCATCACTACTGCCAAAATGGGTTCAGTGCGTACAGCGGCTCCTAGCCGTGACGGTGTTGCTTCTAAAGGCAAGACCAAAGGCACTATGGTTAAGATGTCCGGTTCCACGCCCTTGGGCATGAAAAAGGGCGGCATGACCAAGAAGATGAACATGGGCGGCAAGACCTGCTAAGGAGTCAACATGGCTACTAGTGCATTTGGAAAAGCGTTCCGTGAAGCCCGTGCTTCGGGCGACAAAACTTTTACCTTCAACGGCAAGAAGTACACCACAGAGATGGCTCCTGAAGAGCAAAAATCTGTTGGCGGCAAGCCTAAGTTGGGCGCATCTGTCCCTCGTGATTCTTACACGCGCAGGGGCGAAATCATGACGTCTAAAAATGCCAAGCCGCGTGACGAGTATGTTCGCAGTGGCCAGAAGTCTTTTGATACAGAGACAGAGTTTGTGCCGCCCGACATGAGCAAATACAAACCACGCCGCGATCCAGAAGCGCTGACAGAGACAAACAAGCCCGGCACTAGCACCCGCTACGAAAACACTGATACGTCTGACATGACGTATAAGCGTGGCGGTAAAGTCAAGAAAATGGCTTCTGGCGGTATGACTTCCAAAGCTTCTAGCCGCGGTGATGGTATTGCTCAGCGTGGTAAAACACGCGGAAAGATGTGCTAAACCATGATGGCAAGCCGCGGTATGGGGGACATCAATCCCTCAAAGATGCCAAGCGGCAAGCGTAAGGCTCGCCGTGATGATACTGACTTTACCCAGTACAAAGAGGGTGGTAAAGTTAATGCTGCTGGCAATTACACAAAGCCCGGTCTTCGCAAGAAGATTGTGTCTCAAGTAAAAGCCGCAGCAACTCATGGCACTGGCGCAGGTCAGTGGTCGGCTCGTAAAGCTCAGCTAGTTGCCAAGAAGTACAAGGCGGCTGGCGGGGGTTACCGAGATTGAAAGCGCCTCAAAAATCATTGAAGGATTGGGGCGACCAAAAATGGAGAACCAAAAGTGGCAAACGCTCTTCTGACACGGGTGAAAGATACCTTCCAAGCGCTGCGATTAAAAGTCTCAGCCCTAGTGAGTACGCTGCGACGACCAAAGCCAAGCGAGCCGGAAAAAAAGCCGGAAAGCAATTCGTAGCGCAACCTAAAACAATTGCAAAAAAGACCGCAGGGTTTAGATAAAAGGAACCATCATGAGCCCAGCATTTGGAAACCCAACAGGCACGTTCGCGCAACAGTCGCAGAACAATAAAATGTCTCAGCCTTTTGGTGGGCAGAATGGCCAGCCGCAACAAGGTTTTGGTGGTCAACAGCAGGGCGGTCTTGGCGGCATGTTTGGCGGTCAACAACAAGGCGGCTTTGGTGGCTTTGGTGGTCAGCAAGGCGGCTTTGGTATGCCTCAGATGCAGAGTCCCTACGGCCCACAACAAGGCGGGTTCGGTGGTTTCGGTGGCGGCTTTGGCGGTGGTTTTAACCCATACCAACAGCAGATGCAAAGTCCTTACGGCCCACAGATGGGCGGCTTCGGTGGCGGCTTTGGCGGCGGGTTCGGTGGCGGCTTTGGCGGCATGATGGGTGGCGGTTTTAACCCATACCAGCAAGGCATGATGGGTGGCTTTGGCGGCATGATGGGCGGTTTTAATCCGTACCAAATGCAGAGTCCTTACGGCCCACAGATGGGCGGTTTCGGTGGCGGTTTCGGTGGCTTTGGCCGTGGTAGAGGTCGCGGTATGGGCGGTTTTGGTGGTGGGTTTAATAACAGCGACAATTTTGATGAGCACGTGATGCGCCCTGATATACCGCGCCAACTAAGTGGAACACCTCAACCGGTAGAGAATATGCCCCAACAGTACAGCCCTGAAGAGTACTTGAAGCGAGGCTTACAAATGCAGGCACAAAACGCAGCTATGAACAATAGGGGTGGTATGGGAGCAAGACCTCAGTACCAAGATTCAAATATGCTGAGTGCCACTGTTATGCCTACCATGGGTACTATGGACATACCCGGAAATTATGGCCGTAACTCTGATGTAATGTCTAGTTTCTCAAGATTGTTTGGATAACACATGCCTATCTCAGGAACAGCAAACTTTAACCTCGATCTTTCTGAGATCGTTGAAGAGGCGTTTGAGCGTTGTGGCTCAGAACTGCGCACGGGCTATGATCTGCGTACGGCTCGTCGTTCCTTGAACTTGATGTTTGCTGATTGGGCAAACCGCGGTATCAACATGTGGACGTTTGAGCAGGGCACGATTAACCTGACTCCGGGCTTAGCTACCTACGCTTTGCCAACAGACACAGTGGATTTGCTGGAGCACGTGATTCGTACAGGAGCCGGTAGCGCGTCTACCCAAGCTGACTTGACCATCACACGTATCAGTGTTTCTACGTATGCCACGATTCCAAACAAGCTTCAGCAAGCTCGCCCCATTCAGTTGTGGTTTCAGCGCTTGGATGGCCAGCGTTCTGCCATCGGTACAACCCTGTCGTCTACCATCACATCTACAGACACGACCATCACAGTGGCTTCTACTGCGGGTTTGGCAACCACAGGCTTTGTGCTTATTGGGACAGAGACCATCAACTACGGCTCCGTCAGTGGCAACCAACTGCTGTACTGCACACGCGGTCAGGCTGGAACAACGGCAGCAGCTCATACTGCAGGCGCACCTGTGTACGCACAGAACCTGCCCTCCGTCACTGTGTGGCCAACCCCCGACAACAGCCAGACGTACCAACTCGTGTACTGGCGCATGCGCCGTATTGATGATGCTGGCGGCGGTGTGAACACAATGGATGTGCCGTTCAGATTCTTGAACTGCATGGTGGCAGGTTTGGCGTATTATTTGGCTTTGAAGATTCCCGATGGCGCACAGCGCCTTGAAGTGTTGAAAGCTCAGTACGATGAGGCTTGGCAGTTGGCTGCGGATGAAGACCGCGAGAAGGCCGCTGTTCGTTTTGTGCCTCGTCAGATGTTCATTGGAAGCGGTACGTAAATGGGCAATCGGTTTGCTTCTGGGAAAAACAGTATCGCCATGTGCGATCGCTGTGGCTTTCAGTTCAAGTTAACTGCCTTGAAGAAAGAAGTTCTCAAGACAAAGCTTTACAATTTGCTTGTGTGCCCTACGTGTTGGGATCCAGATCAGCCGCAGTTGCAGTTGGGTATGTATCCAGTAGACGACCCCCAAGCAGTGCGTAATCCTCGGCGGGACACAACGTACGTAACCGCTGGCCCGAACTCGCAAGGTTCTTTGACCGGTGGTTCACGAGATATTCAATGGGGCTGGAACCCTGTTGGTGGGTCGAGAAATTTTGACAATGGACTAACGCCAAACTACTTGGCATTAGCGGTGCAAGTTGGTACAGTAACGATAGCGATTTCATAGGAGCCTGAAATGGACAAAAAAGATTTAGCCCAAGACAAGAAGATGATTAAGTCTGCTGTGGGTAAGCATGAGAAAAACATGCACCCCGGCAAAAAGCCTACAAAGCTTAAAGCTGGCGGCAAGACCAACAGCGACATGCTGAAATATGGCCGCGGTATGGCCAAGATCATGAACCAGCGCTCTGTTGGTCGTGGAGGCTAATCATGGCAACATACAAGCAACCCACAAAAGTTGCCAACGTTATCGTTGGTGAGATGCCTGTCAAGCAAGCTTTGAGAGCTAACCAGTCGTTGGCCAATGAGCGTAGCAACCCTTACGAGGGTACTAAAACTTCTGGCATTAAAATTCGCGGTACTGGATGCGCCACCAAAGGCGTGATGGCTCGCGGCCCAATGGCGTAAAACATGAACTACACTGAGCTTGTAACTGCTGTCTCCGATTACACGGAGAATACGTTTGAGACCTCTGAGATGAACACGTTCATCGAGCAGGCTGAGCAGCGCATTTACAACTCGGTTCAGTTCCCTTCCATTCGCAAGAATGTGACCGGTCAGACAACAACAAGCAATAAATATCTGCAGTGCCCATCAGACTTCTTGGCGGTGTACTCTGTGGCTGTTGTTACAGATGTGACAGGTGGGGATATAAACACCGGTACGTACGAGTATTTGCTTAACAAAGACGTTAACTTTATCCGTCAAGCGTACCCAACCCCAAATGATACCGGCACGCCCAAGTACTACGCACTGTTTGGCCCACGTTCTGATGACGAGACAGAGCTATCTTTTATTCTTGGCCCAACACCTGATGCGCAGTATTACGTTGAACTGCACTATTACTACTACCCAGAGTCTATCGTGACTGCAGGCACTTCGTGGCTTGGCGATAACTTTGATTCGGTGTTGCTGTACGGCACACTGGTAGAAGCGTACACATTCATGAAGGGTGAGACCGACATGATGCAGTTGTATGACGGCAAGTACAAAGAAGCCCTTCAGATGGCTAAACGTTTGGGTGATGGTCTGGAGCGTTCCGACAGTTACAGAAGTGGGCAGTCTCGTGTGGCACCACTACCTCAGAATAGAGGAGTGGTATGAGTATTGTTCAGACCGCCACCACATCGTTTAAGACCGAGCTATTGCAGGCAATTCACAACTTTGGCCCTACATCGCCCAACACTTTCAAGATTGCGCTGTACACAGCCGCGGCTGACCTGAACGCTACGACCACGGTGTACACAACACTAAATGAAGTCGTTGGCACGGGGTATACGGCAGGCGGCAACACTTTGGTTATCAGCGTCTCGCCTACGGCAAGCGACAACAGCTACAGCATCCCAACGGCCTTCATCTCGTTTGCCAACACATCGTGGGCAGCAGCTTCGTTTACGGCCAGAGCCGCGCTAATTTACAACGCCACACAGGGCAACAAGTCTGTGGCCATCCTTGACTTTGGCTCTGACAAGACAGTCAACGGCACGGCATTCACCATTGAATTCCCAATAGCCAACTCAAACAGC